TAAACGATATAAGTTTGTATGTTGGTGAGTTAAAACGTATTGGATTAACTGCAAGAAGTGAACGAGAACGATCACTTGCATGTATGTATCTTGTTGATCGTGTGTTAGGTAAGTCAACGAATAAGATTGAACTAACTAATGATGATAACAAAGATGTAGTACAACTTGATATGTTGACCGAAGAACTACAACTGATTGATGATGGTGAATAGATAACGATAATAATAATGATGATATGAAATGAATGATGTTAGTTGTTTGTTTGATATAACAATGCACTCTATACAAACAATGTACTACATAATTTGGGGATACTTTACAGTTGTACGTGAAAGAATGAGTGTATTGGTAGTATGGATGTCTAGTTTCGCATAATATGTATTTCACGAAACTCGTTTATCATTGCGTTATCAATTAGAAAACCGAAACTCCCCCAAAAGAAGTAAATTTTTTATAGATTTTTAGAGGCAACAAATTTTCCACAATATTTTTTCAACTTTGAAAGAAAAATTCTACAAATTTGCAATAAAATAGATAAGGACAAGCCACAATATAAAATCATGGTCGAGAAACACACTCAGAAGAACGATAATGTATATTGGCAAGTGATAAGTCCAATATAAAATAAAATAACTTAGAATAAAAAATAAGAGAGGTAAGCATATAATGGATGAATCAAAGCAAAATAGGAAACTTTTATATACTTATCTTAAGAAATTATACAAAACAGACAGAGCAAGTGAATTAATGATTGATAATAAAGATCATCTATTTGATTTTCATGGACTCGCATGGAGTTTGGGAAAAAGAAGTTTGATTTTTTTCTGTCTATACTTCCTCCAAGATGTTTTTTTACCTAAAGAAGATAATGCGGCTGCACCTATTGCAAATGTTCATAGAGGAATATGGAAAGATATTCAGGAAAGTGTTACAGGTAATGGTAACGATCAGATTGGATGGATACTCCCTAGAGGTACCGGTAAATCTGCATTTGGAACTTATGCAACTACAATTTGGTGCCATTGTTATGAATTTAAAAAATACACACTTATATGTAGTGATATTGGAAGTACAGCAGAAAAGTTTATTAAGGATATAAAGAATACTTTTTTAGAAAATAGTTACTTAGAAAAAGGATTTGGCAAACTCCTTAATGATAGGGATAAGAAATATATATGTAATTCTACTCAACTTGAATTTACTAATAAAACATTCATAGAAAGTATATCTTCTGCAAGTCCAATGCGAGGTAGAAAATACGACAACATAAGACCTGATTTAATTGTACTTGACGATTATCAATCTGAGGATGATTGTAGAACTGAAGAAGCAAGAAGTAAAAAATGGCTTAGATTTAGTAATGATGTTAAGTATGCAAGTCAGAAAGCAGTATATAGAGATGGAAAGATAACCAAGAAAGGCACAACTTTTATTGCTTTGGGAACATTGCAACATAAGGAGTGCTTTTATTCTAGGCTAATAAAACAACCTACATGGAAGTTCAAAAATGATAAGGGTGTATTGCTAGATGATATAGATACTTATTTTAATTCAGGATTATGGTTAGAGTTTAAAAATATCTTATTCAACTTTAAAAATGAAACTCACTTAGAAGATGCGAAAGAATTTTACTGGTCCAATATTGAAGCAATGAAATTTCCTATGTTATGGAATGAGTTTTGGGACTGTTTAGATATAGCCACACAATACTTTGAGAATCCTTCAAGTTTTAAACAGGAGTTCATGGGAGATGTCAACTCTATTGGAGAAAAATGGTTCAAGACAATTGCGACTCAAAAAAGAGAAGAAATTGAAACCCATAAATTTAGAAAAACAATGTTGTGTGTTGATCCTGCATCTACTTCAACTGGTAGGTCAGATTATTCAGCGTTTCTAGTAGGTAGTGAATCAGATAACAATTTAAAGTATGTAAGGAAATCAGAACTAGCTAAAATAAATGCTAGAACAGACTTTGATAAGTATGTTGGACATATGGTTGAGTTATTAAAAGAATTTCCTAGCATCTCACATGTATATATTGAAAAAAACACTTTTAATGGTTCTGATGCTAATATGTTAGAAAAATTAATTAAAGAAGATTCAGCATTAAAGCATAAAACTATAACCATTATTAATGAACAACAGAAAAAGAATAAAGATGATAAAATTTCTACTATAATTCCATTTATGAATAAAGGACAGATAATTTTTGCCGAAGAAGATATTGAATTTATAAATCAGATATTAGAATTCGCTGGTCAGAAATACAGCTTGCACGATGATAGTTGCGATATTACAGCTGAATTTGCGAATAGAATTAGTGATATTAAAAGTACAGGACAATTTAAAATGACTTGGGTATAAAAATTAACACTTACTTTTGTAGGTGTTTTTATATTTGAGAGGAGGTGAAATTTTGGGACTATTTAATTTTAAAAAATCAGTTATTAAAGTAGTAAATAATGTGAAAAGAAAAATGTTTGATGGCTTTTATTCTTCGCAGATAAATATAGCACCTGAAATGGGTACATCTGATTTCTTAAGAACATATGGTAATGGTTCTCCTTGGCTTTTCGCAGCAGTAAATAGAATAGCGCAAAATATAGGGTCCAGTGAATGGAAACCCTTTAGTGGTGAAGTATTACAACTAAACAGTTTAACATTAAATGTACTTAATCATCCAAATAGATTCATGTCACAGTATCAATTATTGTGGAAATCTGCCGCCTACTTAGAATTAACAGGTAGGTGTTTTTGGTATATTGCAAAAGATACTGTTGGACCTAATGGTAGACCTAAAGAAATATGGTGTTTAAATCCACTTGATATGTGGGTAATCCCTGATAAAAATAATTTTATTAAAGGTTATTTATATAAAGCAGGAACCGATCAAATACCTTTGAGTATTGATGAAGTAATTTTTATTAATTTACCTGATTTATTAAATCCTTATAGTGGTAAAGGTCCAGCGCAAGCAGCTGCAAATAATATAGAAATTGATAAATATACTTCAACATATATTAAAAATTTCTTTTACAATGACGCGAGACCAGGTGGGATTGTTAATTTTCCCGACATAGATCCGGACGAATATGACCGCGTTGTAGAGGAATATAAAGATAAACATAGAGGTGTCCAAAATAGCAATGAAATGCTGTTCACTAAAGGCGGAGAAGTAACTTTTACACCTATTAATGTTAATATTAAAGATTTAGATATTTCAGCCCTAAAGGATGATACACGAGATGGAATACTTGGAGCATTTGGAGTGCCACAAAGTATAGTAGGCCTAACTCAAGATGTCAATAGAAGCACCGCTGAAGCTGCAGAATATACTTTTGCAATGCATACAATAAAACCTCTATTACATTTATTTATGGATGTAATCAATAACGAACTTGTACCAATGTTCAATGAAAATATTGAGTTAAGGTTCACAGACCCAGTACCTAAGAATAAAGATTTCATTAACTCGGTAATTTCCACTCAATTAGATAAATCATTAACTAAGAATGAAGTAAGAGAAGTATTAAATAAAATGATGGGTTGGAATTTAGCACCTATAAGTAATGGAGATGTAATATATCAACCTGTGTTATTACAACCAATAGGCACACCATTACCAGTAACAACATCACCTTCAACACCAATGCCTGATACACCACCAGATGATAATCAACCAGCAACTAAAAGTATTAAAAAAAAAATATTTAATAAAGCAGTAAGAAAAAAAATTGATAGACAGATTAAGAAAAATAATATAACAAGACATGATGATTTCTTGAAGATGTCTCAACCATTGCAAGATGAATTTAATGGAGTAATAAAAGACTATTTAAAAGATATGCAAGCCGATGTAGTCCAAAAGGTACTTGATGGGAGTAAAGACCCTGTAGACCTTATTGTATGGAATAAAACACTGCAAGAAAAAACAGTAGATTTATATGTTAAATGTTTCAATGCTGGTGGACAAGCGGTAGTTCAGGAATTTAAAAGTATTGGAAATTATGTTTGTAAAGATTTGGGCATAAAGTTTAATATAAAGGATCCAAAAGTTCAAGCAAAAATTAAATCTAAAGTGAGTAAAATTACTAAGGTTAATGAAGATACTAAAAATAAGGTTAAAGAAGTAATAGACGATGCTTACGCAAACCCAGATGTTGATGTGGCATTTACTATTAAAAGTATAGCTAAAGCAATAGGAGATTTAAATTTTCCTTCATTCAATAGTGCTAGGTGTGACCTGATTTCACAGACAGAAGTATTATCTAGTTTAAATCAAGCAACCAGCGAATCATACATTCAAAACAACTCACTTATTG